GCTTTCACCGTTCTTAATCATATTTGCAATTACCTTTAAATTTGCCGCAAGGTTAAGCCTACCTTGTAAAGTGAGTTTACCGTTATCCGAATAAGCGGCGTTTTCTGTTTTAATTTCTAATTTTTTCATGGTATAATCCTCCTTAATCCTCAAATGCTTCTTCACCACAATTTAATTTAATGTCGGTAAGTACATAATCCCAACTTGTTCCCCAATGGGTTACACCCCACACGTATAAATCGAGTTCCTCATTGTAGAATAGTGGGTCATCTGTATATTCTTGAATAACATCTGCTCCATTGTTATCTACAATAAAATACTGATATATATCCTCGCCGCCGCCGTTTATCTGTTCCCAGTATCCTATAACACAATCAGTTTTTTCTATTATGCCATTACACATTACGCCCTCAAATGCCTTTGAAAATGTTGAATAATCAAGTTTACCTTTTTCTTTTGCATAGTCGCTTGCTTCATTTCCATAAAATGTAATTCCGTATAATTTTCTCATAGTGTTATCCTCCCTTATGCTGTTTCTTTTCTTATATCCGCTATGGTTACTACCCTTGTACCTATAACTTCCCTTGACTGTTTCAATCCTAACCGCTCTACTACTAAGTCCTCTAAGTACAATGATATTGCCGTTTTAATATCCAACATGGGATACTTTGACACACCGTATGACCGTATCTGTATAGGCGTTGTTTCCCTTAGAATGTTAATAAATAACTTTGCCGTTTCTTTTCTGTTGCGTGAATACAGTTTGTATATATCCCTTAAACCTCTCATTATATAGGAGGCGTATCCGTTTGTCTTTCTGTCAAAGCCGGCACGTGTAAGAATATCAAACACATACTCAGCCGCCTTTCCGTTGTCAATTTTACATAAGTCAAGCGTAGCCGAATACGAACCGAGGACAGACGCTTCTCTATTTCCTTTGTTTGCTACATATTCAAATCCGTATTTCCCTTTTAACTTTTCAAGTGTTTCCGTTGCTTTATCATGTAATACAATCATTGCACCATGTTTCTGTACTGGTGTCATCTTTGCAACCTGCTTATTCTGATATGCGTACAACTCTGCTTCATACCGTAATCTTTCGCTTTTAACTGTGGGTGCATTTAAAATAACCTGAACCATAAGCTTACTATATTTCTCTTTATCTACAATCTGACTTCCTACCCACCTACCATAGCCGTCAACAAGATATACTTTGCCTTCTTCCCAATGCGGCACGCCTATCAGCGGCAATAATTTCTGTTCACTCCAATGCGCTGTTAAGTAACGTAAATCTCTTTCGGTTCGAGCTTCTGTCTGATACCGTGTATCAATTTCCAATAATTCTACAGGCAATCGAACTATAGCCACAGGCATTTTTGCGTCTAATGCCGTTGCAAGATAACCCTTTAATTCCCTTACGTTTCCCTCGTTTTTCTTTCCGCTTATCTTTTCAAATGATATACACATAATTTTATCCTCCTATTTCCCTTTATCCTATAATTTCATAACCTATCATATCTACATATGTAGCACAGTAAACATCACTTTCTATTTCGTTTCCGCTGTCATCATAATCAAGATTTACATATTTATAACCATGATGCCACGTGCCAACAATCCGTATGTCACCCTCTGTGCTGGTTAGTTCCGTTCCGATTTCTAAGTTCCTTGCTATTTTTCTGTTTGTTACAAACCTTGCCATAATAAAATTCCTCCTTCATTTCCCTTATAAAAATATCCTTCATTTCCCTTGCGGCGCTATGATATTACAAATCATAACGTTTAATTAATCGTTGTGCTACCATTTTATTAATACGTAAATTTACTGATACAGTTCTACCATCATCATTTTTATATATATAATGACTTCCTTTTGTACGCACTAAGTGATAACCTTTCATAAGTAATCTGCGCCTTATTTTTCTATACGTTCGTTCATCGCCGTTCATAATTTCACCTACCTATCATATAAATTCTCTGTTTTGGGTATAAAAAAATCTTTTTTAATATACTTCTATGATTTTATCATCGTAAAGGTCTGATGTTCCGTTTGTGATGAAGTATAATAAACATCTGCTTCCCTTTATATATGTAACGTTGCTTTCATATTCCCATTCGTTTCCGTCATCTGTTACATAAATATTGTTGCCTTGATATGTGGCATAACGTGTATACTCTGAACCATATATAGGCATAGTTATAATACGGTATACTGTATACATACATAATATAATACCTATAATAACGCTTGCTCTTAATACTACCTTTTCATTCCGTATCTTGTTTTTCTGTGTGTTTTTATACCTTGCTACTTTTAATCTTCTTGTCATTATTTATTACCTCCAAACATATTAAATGCGTATGCTTTTATTTTTCTTATTGCTCTGTCATATAGACAGTCCTCAGGTGTTTCATAATACCGTGATATATTACCCTGTGCTTGTACCTCTACTATAATGCTGTGATACACACTATCGGGAATATACAAATCACGTGCTATCCGTCGAACTTCTTTCTTCCACGGTGCCATACCTACTATCCTCCTTTCTGATTTAATTAAGTGTCAAGACAATTATTTACACTTTTTTGTCTTGACATTTTAATAGTTTAGTGGTAATATAAGTGTAAACCACCTACAAGGGATTAACTATCGTTGAAGTGGTCGTTTATGTATTCCCATGCCTCGGTATAGGTCGGGAAATGCGCTGACACTTCATCGGTAGTAACCCACCAGTAACCATACTTGTAGTACAGTTGTGGCATATAATCACCCCTTTCGTGTGAGATTATGTGTGTGCACACAAAAAAGACTGAGAACGTATGCTCTCAGCCTTTTTTCTATGAGGTTATTTATTTGTTGACTATGCGCTTAAAATACTCTTCCGGTGTCATATCGCTGTCTGTTGCTTCACGTACTTTTTGAATAAATTCGGGGTCTTTGACCTTAATGGGTTTATTCTTGTGTACGTGTACATGTGAGGGTACACCTGTGGCAATTGCGGGAGTATCAGTAATGACATTATTATTCATAGGTTTAACCCTGTACTCTGAATGTATAGTCTTGTACATTCCTGATGTTTGTGGTCTATCGTTGTTTATGCCTGATGCTATTTCAACCCGTGGAGTCATTAATTCATCGTAACGGTTTAATATAATCGGTACAAGCCTTGATTGTACTTTAATAAACGCCTGTCGCATAGGTCTTGATGTATATTGATTAATGTAGACCTTTTGCCAATGGCACTTGTCACGTTTACCATTATGGCATTTTAGGTCAAAGTTGTTATAGATGTACATAAAACGGATATATTTATTGTTATCTATTTTTTTGTTTGTGATAAAATAGTGAATACCGTCAATTTTGCCGTAAATGCAATATTTAGGCAATAATGCTCCAAAAAAATTGAAGTATTCAAGTGTATTGAGTTGTGCTCTGTAGATGTTCATATTATAGTCCTCCCGTTTGATTTTTTAGGTAAAAAGTGCCCGTAAAAACAGACACGTTAAAAAGAGGGAGTTGAATTACTCCCTCTTATTGGGTATAGGTATAGTGTTAGTTCTGTTTATTGGGTTTGATACTATTCCTGTCCGTGAGTATGTCTTTAAAGGCGATTGCATAGATTTTTATTGCAAGCTGTTTTTTTGTCTCTTTATTGTAAATATATGTAAAATCTTTTGCGGTTGTTATATTCGCGTATTGAAACGACAAAACCGACTGCATATCTTCAGCGGTTACTTTCGGTGTGAAGGGTGTGAAGAGTTCGCCCGTAATTGCTACACCGTTTAAAATCTTTGTTGTATCGACTACCATTTTTTTAACAGCTTTGTAATCTACGTTTTCGAAATCTTCTGGGATTTTTTCGTTTGACAATTTCTGGATTAATTCATCAAGTTGCTTGTCAATGTCAGAATATGTCAATTTTTTGTTTTTTGTTGCAATCAATAAATTTGTAAAAAACTGTAAATCATAGGTTGAGAGTGTGCTCTTAAAAGTTGTTGCACTGTCAGAAATTGTCAAAAGAAATTCCTCACATTCTTTGAGAACGCTTGTGACATTTTCTTCCTTTTCTGACAATTCGGCAAGTTGACCGTTAAGGGTGTTAATTAGTGCAGTATCCTTGTCAGCCGTTGCATTGGTCAATTCGTTCGCTGTTTTGTCTTTTTTTGACTGGTAAAATTTAACAACTTTTTCGAGGTGGTCACGGTCGGCTGTCGCAAGAATAAATTGTAAATAATTTACATAATCGTCCTTGCGGTCAATCCGTATGTTAGATGGGATGTAAATGGTTTTTGTAAAAATTCCATTTACTGTAAACCGCTGAATTGACGCACTAACGCCTTTACCTACTTTTTTGATTTCTGCTTTTTTTGAAATTTTTTCCATGATAAATTCCTCCTAAAATATGGTTTTTATTTTTTAGGACGGTGTAAATCCGTCCAGTACAACGGTCGACCACGGTCAATCGCTCTACTGGATAGATTTACAGTTTTTTACATGAATTTAAAAATTGCAAATTGGTAGTTTTTGGAATTGCTATTGTAATTCCAAAATATGGTATTTTGTTGTCAAGGTACTGAATGGGAAAAATTACCATTGTCCAGACTTCTGGACTGTTACAAATTTTGGAGAATCCTTACATCTGTAAACATTTACCATTTGCGATAATCTCAAACTCATTCCTTTCTTTTCACTATAATCATTATAACATACCTGATTAAAATGCGGTTTTTAACTTTTATAAGTAATTTCAAAAAGCCCGGAAACCCGCATAGGTAGGCCATTTGTTATATAAAAAACGTATTTTATATACCTATTTTTTTATACAAACCGGGGGTGCCAAAAACCGCACCGGTAAAACGTTTTTTCATAATTCCTATATACCGATTAATCCACACACCAACTCAAAAATCCACCACCCCACCAAAAATCCAACCTTCGCCACCAATATCGCCACACACCCCAATCAACCCAAAAAATCCACTCACCCACTACTCCAAAAACCACCCCAAACCCAAATCACCCACTCAACAAACACCCCTCAAAACCCACCAAACCACCTCAAAAATCACCGAATTAATAAAAATCAAAAAAACTATCCCCAAATTGTCCCAATAACACTCTAAAGTTGTCCCAATAAAATCACACCAAAAATTCCACCCCCAAACAGAGAACAACATAACATAATCGACCCAACACAACAACCAAATAAAAACAAGAAAGGAAAATACAACATGACTTCAAAAATAACAACATCAACCCCTACAAAAACAATCCAAACATCCCTCGCACAACCCTCACACCTAAACACATATCTCGTTCCAATAATCTCACAGCAATATACAATTCCTTCATATGTAATCCCAATTTACGCTCTCTCTGAAAAAGATGCCTACGCACAATCACAGCTTCACCAAATCCCTCACTCACATAAAATACTTTCACCAACCCAAATCCCTTATGAAAACTACACAGGTATTCTCCCTATTACCAAAACTCACTTTACTTTCCCGGAAAAGAATGATATAATAACAGCTGCACTAAGATTACTTAATATATCAGAGGAGAAAATAAAAATGGAAATGATAGATATTTATAACTACATGTACTGGGGAGATTATAACGCACAAATCCAAGACTTAGCAGATAAAGCGTTACCTGAAAAATGGAGTTTTGAAGATAAGGATGATAATTATATATTAAAAAACTATCTCAAATACACTTTTAAAAAGCTTTACGAAGAAAATAAAATTATTGAAACAGATAATTACTGTGTCTTTGATACAGGATTATTTTCACATTATTACGAACCTATTTATGCATATGGTGAGTTAAATAAAAGTGATACTCCCAAATGGTATTTTAAGGGATTTAAAGATAAATATGAACTCGGAGCACTTGATATTGCAAAATTTCCTGAAAGAGCAGATTATCTATCCGATCCATCAGAATTAGTTTTTAATTGGCACTTACCTGTCAATAAAAACTATAATCATATATTGGATGATTTGAACACCTCTCAAAGACTACCGGAGGATATTAAAAATTGCTCACGCCCGCTTGATATGTTAAAGGGAGTTATTGATACCGCTATACAAAAAGTAATTGCTAATTATAAATTGGCTGTCCCGCATTATTATCAGAACAAAATTCAATTACTTGTACCGCTATGTTTCGGTGAAGATAATAAGCCTGATGTAGCTTTAGTGTTAGACAAGATGAAAAGCGGTTATTATCAAGCAACTACTTGTCTCTCAATGGAAATGGCTTATATGGATGCAAGGCTCATAACAAAACCCGAAAGTAACTGGTTAATGGCTGAAAATATAAAAGAAAATTAATATTGTTAAAATAGCACTTGTTTAAAATAGGTGCTATTTTTTATGTTTTAGAGAATATCTCTATAACAAACAAGAAAGGAAAATACAATTATGCAAATACGAATATTCCAAATACTTAAAACAATCTTGAACAAAGTAAAATCATATGTTATAATGTATTTAAACAAACACAATCACCCTAAAGATACAAAGAAGCAATCAACTATGACATTCTTTCAAGTTAATTGGAATGACTATACAGAACAATTATCATTAATAGCCGCACCTGAAAACTGGACAAGCCACATATATCCCAACAACGGTATTTTAGCAAACTATATTGTCAATACATACAAGAAGCTTCAATCAGAAAAGAAAATTATAACTAATACAGATTATGCATTATTTAACACAGGATTATTTACAAAATACCATGAACCAATATATGCCTATCACAAATCAGGAAACAAAATATCTTTCTTAACTGACTATGAGCTTGGCACAAAGGGTATTAATGAACGACCTGAGAGAGCAAATTACTTTTCTCACCCGGAACTATTATTGTTTGATTGGCATTATCCTATAAATGTCCACTACCCACATATACTCGAAGATACTGAAAATCAAAAACGCATTCCCGCTAATATATTGAAAAGTAAAAATCTTATAAATGTTTTTGATGGTGCTATTAATACAATGAAAAAGAAAGTATCAGAAAATTATAAGTTAGCTATACCACAATACTTTGATGGAAAAATCCAATTATTATTACCTTTATGTTTACAATCTGATAATAAACCTGATTTAGCATTGGTTGTAACAAAAGTAGGAAACTATTATCAAGGACATACATGTCTTAGTTTAGAAATGGCATATAATAACGCACGCTTAATAGCTAAACCTGAGAATAGTTGGCTTACAATATAATACCTAATCCATAACACTTATCTGTCTTGATAGGTGTTATTTTTTTATTCTAAATTTATTTCACTGCTGTCCTAACACTCCATAAATCAATTCTAAGCAAAATTTTACAGATAATTAATCAGAAAATAAAATACATACCCTTAAAGACAACACATTACATTCCGAATAGTAATAATTTTTAAATTCTAATAAAACAATCAGAACAGAAAGAGAATATATAAATAGACAGTACATAGAGGGGTATCATAAAACTATCACAAATAAAAAAAATACTCTTACCCCTATAGTCCTATTAATAAAAAAAATATAGAAATGCGCCATTGTGAGCGTTATTCGCGAACAATAAGCATACCCCGGCGGTAGCCGAATAAACGTAGCCAACGTAAGAGTATGACCACCGTAGGAGTGAAACCACCAATAGGAACGTAGTCACCAATAGAAAGAAGGAGAACAAATACAATGAACTACTACATATCAGACACACATTTTGACCATAAAGGTATAATAGCATTTGACAACAGACCATTTTTTACAACAACAGAAATGAACAATACACTTATAAACAACTGGAACAACAAAGTTTCCAAGAATGATACAGTATACTGCTTAGGAGATTTTTGTTGGTCAAAAGAGGACAGATGGATAGAAATATTATCTCAGTTACAAGGATCTAAAGTTCTCATACAAGGCAATCATGATTTGAAACAAATGTCGTCTAAGCTAAAGCATAAATTCCAAGACATAACAACCTATAAAGAGATTACTGATACAGGAAGAAAAGTTATTATGTCTCATTATCCTATGCCCTTCTACAAGTCAGACTATAATGAAAAAGTTTATCATTTGTATGGACATGTACACAACACAATAGAGGAAAAATATCTACAAGAGTTGAGGCATCATATTTTAACAACTGATGTCAGAAAAAGAGGCAAACATACAGGACAATACTATAATTGTTGGTGTGGTTTTTATAATTATGAGCCTGTTTCATTAGATGAAATATTAAAGAGGTGGGATATTGAGGAAGCAAAGGATTAATAGAGATAATGGTTATAGGGTCTGCGACGCTATTAGTAACTCACTGTCCCCAGCTACGCAGTGAACAGTTCGTTCCTAACACTGACATGTGCATAGCACAGTCAGCGTTTTATATGATTTATATTGAAAAATGGCTTGATTACTGAGGTTTTTATAATTATGAATAAAATATTAATAATATTAAAATTTTGTAAACAAATTCTTAGTTTCTTTAGGATTTAAGCCAAATACTCGAATTTTTTGGAACCACTTTCTCCATAATATATATATTATATCTATTGAGGTTTTGGTTCCTCAAATTTTGACTTTTTCCAGTATTTAAGCCAGATACTCGAATTTTTACTCTGATTTTTTTTGATTTTTTTGATTTTTTTTATGGATTAATAATCTCTCTTGAGATACGAGCCTTTGTAAGCACGTCAGACGAGCGGAGCGAGCCTTTCTCTATGGATAAATCGGTTCCTGTCTTGTGGGGTAAAAAATAAGAAAAAATCCTACTTAAAAAAGAGAATATATAAGTGAGGGGTAAAGTTCTCTCGTATATTATATTTTTAAGGAGGAAATCTATGAACCTGAAGAAGGGCAAAATATCAGAGCAGGAGCTTGTAGAAAAATACGGAAGCGATGCTCAAAAAAAATCTTATGAAATACAGGGTAGACTAATTAGTAAAAATAAAGCTACACTTCTCAAAAAGTTATCCCGTTATTGTACTATCAAAGACTTGGGGCAGCGTGAATACAGAATTACAAAAGTATATGACTACCCTCTCCCGGCAAACTGGACTAAAATGAATAAGTCTTTATACCAATATATTATACCTCTTATTCTTTATAGTCTTATTAATGGACATGACAAGAATAATAAGATTAATATCACTGTTGGTAAGTGGGCAAGAGAGATTAAGATGGTTAATCCTAATTACAACTTGATCAAGTATAATCCTGAAGACAGTAGTAAAGAAACACAGATTGCTTTACAGACTATTAATGAGTTTTATGACAAAGCTGACTATATGATTAACTGGTATATTACAAACGCTTTGGATTATTTGAAGTCAGCCGGATTAATTATCTGGCGGGAAGCTAATCGTGTAAATGTTGAAGTTTCAGATGGGGTTACAAACATCGACCAAGACGGAAATATAAAAGTAAACATCAAAACAGAAAATCATCAGGCAAGTGAAGATGAGATGGAGTATTATGCGGAGTGTATCAACATTGCTGATAAAGAGTGCGGTATTGAAAATGCAAAGGAAAGATACTACAGTCATAAATCCCAACAATTCAATGAAGTATTAAAGCGTGAACTTTATAAGAGAAAGATTAAGAATATCTACAAAACCTACGAGGCATATTACATTAATCTGGACAAGTGTAATGGATTGTTAAATCATTTCGAAAAAAATGATTATTCTACCCTTATTAGTAAATTAAATAGGGATTTTTCTCAGATGATAATGGAGAATGCTGATAAGCGCTTCGAGAGCAACGCAAGGAAATATTTGTACACAGATAAGAATGAATATAAATCAGACTTTTCTTCGTTGTGTGACATTACTATAAATAATAATGCAAAGTATCTTGGCTCCAAAATAGCTATGAAGAAAAAAGAGGACGAGTATAACGTTCAGGTTACGCATACAACTTGCGTTAAGGACTAAGGAGAGTGGTACAGCATTAAAACAGACAGTTATTATGTATACAGATTTGTAGACATGGAAGGAAATATTGTATATGTGGGAAGAACACATAATCTTTTAAAAAGATTTTTACAGCACGACCATCTAACAGATAATATAAAGAAAATAGAATATATAGAATGTGCGACAGAAGCGGATATGTGTTGGAAAGAAATATATTATATTAATCTGTTCGCAAACGACAAAACAACTAACGTATCAGATTTATACAAAGGCGGTGTTACAAACCTTCATTTAAGAGACAGGTGGATGGTATACCGTTCTAAGAACTTTACTGATTATTTTGATGAACAAAAAATCAGTAAAAATTATAGTTTGTTATCTAATTCGGATTTGATAAGTAAGATTCATTTAATACATATTTTTGAACATGAAAAGCTAAATGCTATTGGTAACCAAGAATATGATTTATCAAGAAAGTGGTTTTATGATCCTAAAACTAAGGATAATGTAGAGACTCTTAGAAAGCATATAGTAAATTATTACATAAATATATGTAAGGCTAAGACTTTAGAATGCTTATGGACTACCTTTGATGAAACTGTTCCCTTATTAAAAAGCAAAGGGTATGCCAGAAGTTATATATCATTAAATTCACAAAATATCAATTTAGAAAATAATCATCGTGAAAATAGAAAGTATTTAGTATATGCTTGTAATAATTTTTATCCCACAACAAAAACACCTATAGCCGGAGTTGACGAAGATGGCTATGCATTATCGGAAATGCTTCAGTTCATATGGCGTTCAGCTATTAGAGATGGCAAAGAGATTTGGTTATATATTCCCAGTATACGTATGAGGACATTACTAAAACAGTGGATAGAAAGCAATTCTAATGGAGAATAAATCTATATAACACTTTGCCAGAAAGGATTTAAAAATAATATGAGAACAACATTAGACAATCTTAAAGAGATAAATTTAAATAAAAGGCGACCAATAGACTTCATTTCAAATGACGTATGGCAAGATTATTTCGCTCAAATGAAGTTATTGGTTCAGCCGTCGGCTAAGAAAAAGATGGCTACAATCAGAGAAGCTACTTCTGATCCAAATTGTTATCATGGGCAGACTAATGAGGCTTACTACAGAGTATATATTAACTCAATCCTCAAGAATATACGTAGTGGCAAAGAAGATTTCTGTTATTTCGTATATCAGATAGCAGATTTGTTAAAGTATGAGCCTGATTTACATACAGAGTTTATTCCTGATGGAGAGTATTTTGTAGTGAGCTTACCATGTTATACGTTTAGAAAAAAATAAAGAAAGGAAGTGAGAAAAATGTCATTAAGTATAGCAGAGCAAGAAGTACATATCAGTGCGGGCAGAGATGAAGAGTATGCTGAGGCTTATTGCAGCGACAATACGTGGATTACTAAAATGGATAAACTTGTAGCTAAGTCACCTGAGTTATTTACAGTGGTGAAGGAAGATGATATTAGCAGAACCTATCGTTTTCCAAAGAGACTTATCAGTATTCGTAGTTCTATTGTAACAAGAGAATATACTGACGAGCAACGCAAGATAATGGCTGATAGACTCAAGGCAAGTAAGATACAAGGCAGAAAGGAATGATATAATATTCAGTTTGAACAAGGAAAAGCAGTATATATTCCCAGTGTGGATGCTAAAGATATTTATCTGGCATTACATACTACAAAGAAGAACTCTCTTGGATATTCGTTAATGTTAAAGAATGGACAGTATAATTTAAGGAAGTTTATCAATTCCTTAGACTACAGCTTAGACTTAATAGAATTGAGGGATATATATTTCAGAAGATACCGAAGGCATGACTTTTCTTTCAGAGTCAAAAAGCATGATTATACTACAAGGGTTATCAATCTAACGTTTAAATATTCTGTTAAAGAATGGAATCAGATTACTAAAAATTCCTATGTGAAACTGGGATATGATTATAAGGATTTAGTTTTTGAAGATTGTATTGCCCGGTGTAACGGAGAGATTGTGGGTATAAGGATTGGTGAAAAAATCAAAGAGCCAGTGCAAGAGTTACCAAGTATTTTTAAAGCAGTAAGAGAAGAGAATAAAAAAACGAGCGATACATATTGGGTCTATTCAAAAATTAAGGAGCCTAAAACAGTTAAAAGTAATGCGGAACTTCGTAAAGATTTATATCAGAATGGTTTTATATGTGATGGTGTTCGCTATTGCCGTATGAAACGGTCATCGGGTAGCGCCCGTGTTGGAAAATGCTTATTTGTAGACAAAGAACTTTTTGAACCTATATTAAAATTTAGTTCTAAAGGAATTCCATTAAGTGAGGGGCAAGAGATTGATCTTGCTGCATTTGAGTCTTATATATCACTTCCATCAAGTAGTATTATTGGATTGTTATCTATTCAGCCTGAAAATATTTTAGTTGTAGATGATTACGACAGTATTTTTAATGAAGATGTTATCAAGACCTACAATGAGAACGGCTGGTTGTATACAAAGGAAGAAAATTGTGAAATAAAGAATAGTATTTGGGATGGGCAATCTCTTATGGATATTTCGTTATTTGGTGAATTTTCTCAGTATGGTATGGTACTACTTAGAAACCTTATGTTTAAGTCTTGTTGTTTTAATTGTAATGTTCAACAGTGGTTTAAGGATAATAACATTACAGAGATTTCACAGTTAAACGGAAAGACAAGAGCCAAGAGGATTGAAGATGTTAAGCTGATTACTACGCCTAATAGTATCAAGTATTTAAAATTTGGTTCATTAGATGATTGGTTAGATAATCTTTATCCTGATTTTGGAGTAGTTAAGCATGATAAAAAAACACATTACTTCGGGGGGCGGCTGGTTCAAACCCATTATCAGCTATTGAATACATTACAGCTCTCTATGGATGAGATGAGAGAATTTTTACAGGAGTCTTTAGATTTTGCGCAATTATTGCGTGATAATCCGGCTGTAGTACGCAATTATATAAAATACCCTGATATTAATGAATTTGAACCTTTTAAGGCGCCTATGAAAAGTAAAAGTGATGTAGTTTATAATCTCATTGCTCTTAATGATAATTTTGTTAATACCAAGTACTATCAAGAATTTTTACAAGATTTGCTTAGAGCGTATTATAAAAATTTAAAGTGTGGGCATGTGTATGTCAATGGCAATTATTCTACCCTACTCGGTAATCCTATTGAAATGTTACAGCAATCCATTGGAACCTTTAAGGGAGTTAGTCAGTTAGGTATTGGTAATATACATAATATTAGATTTGACTATGACAAGGAGTTACTGGGAAGCAGAAGTCCTCATGTAACGTGTTCAAATGTATGGGTAGCTAAGAATTCAGAAAATAAGCTGATAGATTGTTATATGAATTTAACCGAAGAGATTGTTTGTGTAAATGCTATTGGTGAAAATGTTTTACAAAGATTAAGTGGTGCAGATTAACATAATGGTCTGCTTTGGATGGAAACATCCTCAAAAGCAAGTTGGTGAACCTATAAATATAGGGTGTGCGCTGTACGCTTAGGAATTATAGGAAATGATAATTAGACAGTGTGCTAACAGGGGAAATCTAAATTATTTATAATATGATGTTCCTGTGCCAAGTTAAAATGGTGACATTTTTAAAGGTGAAACGAGCAAGATATACTATCTTATTGAGATAATGAAATCTATAGGAGTAAGGTGAAAATCCTTGTTCTGAAGCGCCAACTACAAATGTTTATAGAATATTTCGTATAAAGACTAATCAACTTTATATGCCTAACGTTAAACGAGGGTAAAGATGTGCTCTACTCCCCTAATAAATATCGGGAAACCGAGGGTAGTAAGGTATGACAGTGATACTGTGCTTTTAACGGATAACGAAATATTGCTTCGTGCCGCTAAAAGAAACTATAATCTTTTTAAAACACCAAATTGTGCTGTACAGGCGGATAAAATAAAGAGATATTATACTCCGGAACAGCAAGCAGATTTGGATATAAAAACTTCTGTAAATCTTATAGGGGCTGTAATTAATTTATCTCAGGAACTTAATTCGTTATTCTGGGATAGGCTTTATAATGGTAGTACATACGAGCAGGAAAAAGACTTGTATTATGATATATGTCAACTAAATGCTCTAAGTGGTACGGAAATTGATAAGGCCAAGAAGGAGTTTGACATCAACACCGGCAAAGAGTTGGATAAACTCCGTCAAAAATATGAAACATTTCTCCGTGAGTACGAAGAGAATGAAATTGGAGAATTAATAAGGGGGCGCAAAAAAATGCCTCACTTCTTCTCTCATATTGCTCGCCAGAAGGGTTATTATAATCCGAAAAAGAAGAATTATTGTAAGTACCATACATCAATGGATTATTTGCAGACAATCGTAAATGGATTTAGGATAAAAAATCCTTATAAGAAATCTTATTTACCATTCTCGTCTGTATTGGATAGTGAATATTTTAGAAATTCCAACGTAAATCAAAAACAAATTAATAAAATCTATTCACTTTTGAAGAAATATATAAGTGAAAGGAATAATATATTTGGCAGTGACTTGGATAATTCGGACAAGCATTTGAGGTGCCAGTTGTTATATGAAGATTTGGTATCTGATATAAATGAGGAGATAATCGGAATTTCAACAATGTATCGGTTACTGACGTCTGTTGAGTTAAAAGAAAATTCCAAAATAAAGAATATCTTGTTACAGATATTATTCAGTTGTGGTAATGAAAGTTTCAAGAAAAATATCATTCAAAATGTGAATGAGGTAACGGAACTGACAGAAGGCGGAAATGACATAAAATTGTTTGGAATTGGCTACAAATTTACAAAAAAACGCCTAAATTCAGTTTTTTAAGGCGATTTTGTGCCCTCAATTCAGGGAACAAATTTATGGAACATAGGAGAGGGTATTTTATAGCATAAAAACTCTCTCGAAACAGAACGGGTGGTGTATAAATATAGCTCAAAAATATTATAATCAAGATAATATTGTTGAATGCATAGCTGATTATACAGGATTTCAAAAAGATGAAATTAAACAGATTTTAAATTCTTTATCCGAAGTGGTAAGAGAAAAGTTAAGTGACGGAGAAAATGTAAAAATAAAATTTATTCCCGGACTAACAATCTCTTCTGAGTTTATACCAATGGAGAAATCCGTTAGTAATCTTAGTGAATATATTAATTCAAGCGATGTTTTAAGGCTGTCGGGTAATTTTAGTAAATGTTTTAGAAATGATTTACGGAAGTTGCATAACAGGACAGTATAATTTTTGATTTCGGGGAAGATGTTCTTTCTTCCCCACCTCTTTCTTAGGGATATAGCCAAGTTGGTAAGGCACCAGATTTTGATTCTGGCATTTCGTAGGTTCGAGTCCTGCTATCCCTGCCATAATACTATGTCGGGTTTTTATATCTCCTTTTTTATTTTAGTTTTTTATTTTTACCTTTTTTTACTTTCATTTCCCCCGACATAGTATTCTATATAGCAGATGGTAGGTATGGTATCTTACGACCCTCATAAGGTTGATAAAGCGAGTTCGATTCTCGTATCTGCACCCAATACTCATATTTTGGGATTTTCAGAGTAACAAAGAAAATCGCATATAATAATGAAAAAAATAATAGAAGGAAGGTTTGGAGTTATTAAGCCAGTAACCAAAAAGGAAATTGAGTTATTAAAAGAGCACGGCATCATTAAGCACAAAGGAAATGTATTTGTTAATAACCGTGGTCAGGAAATAGCGTACTATCGTACACGTGGCGCCGCCGCAAAGATATATTTGGAAGATTGGTATGCCAATCAGGCTAAAAAGTTGTACGAAAATTAAGGAATTAAAAGGAGAATAAAAAAATGAGTAAAGCGTTAAGCTTAAAGAGAACCACTACAACAGCGCTAAAAGCTGCGGGATTTTTTAACGACTTGGATAAGACAATAGAAATTGATGGCGAAAAGCGTCCCGTAAAGGATTTATTTACGGTGTTCGACGGTTGTGATATCGAGGTTTCTATAAAAGTCAAGGACGAAGAAGAAGTTGACGTGCCGAAACAGGATGGCACAGATGAAGATTAGGCGGTGATTTGCACTGTTTAATTTTGAAAAAGAATTACAAAAGGTAGGACTTACACCTGAAATATACGAACGTTGTTTAAAAGATATAAATGATAAAATAGCCCACGAAAAAGATATAGAATGGGACGAAATAATAAACAAATACCAGATACCTATAGCAAAGGACAACGTAAGAAAGGCATCAAGTTCTATACCATTTGGGCATGTTTTTGTGACCGAATATTTAAAGTGGAAGCAGAAAAGTGAAAGTAACAATATAAAAGAGGGCTACGGCACAGAAACTACTATTAATAAAGATGGCACATATAGCAGTGATAAACTGGTTGAATTATCTGAAACGGAATTAAAAGACAAAAATACATTGTTGAAAGCACACGGTTTTAATCCGTCTGAGTGGGAATTGGTTTCAGCCAAAAATTCTGTTTGGAACTCTTATACTAAAAATAACGGAACTATTAATTTGTACTCAAGTAAAATAACTATTAAGCCAAAGAGTTGTGAAGTAAGTTTTGAAGATATGGAAAAATGGGCTATAGAGTTGAGTAAGAAGTTGAGCAATGATAAGGTAATTCAAGTTAACAGAGATAGCCGAGAATATTTGGATGGTGATAAGCTGTTACTTATTGACCTTGCAGATTTACACTTAAACTTACAAGCGTCTATGTTTATGACGGGTAACGTTTATAATTGTGACATTGCTGAAAGATTGTTCTTTAAGGTTTTGGACGATGTTATGTCTCGTACAGTAGAGTATACTTTTAATAAAATTATTTTCTGTATAGGCGGGGATATGTTAAACTGTGATACCTTAGCCGGTACTACAACAAAGGGTACTCCGCAAGATAATGAAGTATCATTGTACGAAGCCTATAGAAGACTTTGCAATATGACTGTTAGAGCGATTTCAATGCTGAGAGTTTATGCGCCGGTTGATGTAATATATGTGCCGGGTAATCACGATCAGACAACAGGTTTTAAATTGGCTTGCTATTTGGATGCATGGTTTAGAACTTGTGATGATGTAAATGTAGATTACTCTCCCCTACCTCGTAAATATGTTAAATTTGGAAAGACGTTATTTGTTTTTTCACATGATGGAAATGTAAAAACATTACCTAAAATTATAGCTAACGAAGCCCGTGAATATTGGTCTGATATAGAAACTACGGAAGTATTTTTACAGCATTTACATAGTGAACAGGTTTTGTTAGAAGAAAATAATATGAGAATACAAAGATTGCCTACTATAAGCGCAAAGAGCCGTTGGACTGTAGAACAGGGATATGACTCAAAGCGTCAGGCAAAAACATTTATATTTGACAAAGATGATGGGTTAACAGATGTGTTGTATACACCCATTAAGATTTATAATTGATGAATGAAAGGATTTTAAAGATATGAGAAAGATAGATATTATAAATAAGCTGGCAGAAGCCAACAAGATAACAAAGAAGGCAGCAACTGAATATGTCGATGATATATTTGCGATCATCGCTGATGGTATTAAGGATGAAGGCAAGGTTGAAATTTTTGGCTTTGGTAAGTTTGAAACAGTAGTAAGAGCCGCTCGTGAAGGTGTTAATCCGAGAACAGGTGAAACACTCTCAATTCCCGAAAGAAAGGGTATCAGATTTAAGCCCGCTTCGGGTATGAAGGAAGCTGTTAATCAGTAAGAGGTGAGCATATGTTAGATAGACATATTAAATATAGTGGCATTTGGGATTTGGCTGACATTGTTATGGATTTCAGAGAGGGTAAAAATTATCCCGTAAGAATTATTGGACAGACAGAGGAGATATTGGATGCTGTAAAGGAATTTATGTGTTATTCTGATATTTATCCATCCTCAATTAATATAGACAGCGAAGCTGATAATACATATATGCTTACAATCACTGAAGATGATGAGCTTTTAGTTGAATGTTTGGATAATGAAGACGGTACTTATACCCTTTATCACGGCAAATATGTATTTATATTTGAGAATTGCCCGGCAAGGGTACTAAAATCAAATATAAATCCTGATTGTGAATTACACATTATTGATTTTGATGATGAGACCGATGAGATATTAGATAGTGTTGATGAAGATTGTGGTATAGAATTATGTGAGAATGAAGATGGCATACACGGTTTTTCTGCAAGTCGCAATGATAATGGTGTATATAAGAGTTATTCTTTCTATACTTCGGAAGTAATGTCTGAAGATTTACTCCATAAAATGTTGGATAAATTTGGGTTTTAAAATGAGATAAGATAAGACCACTAATCACATCTTATTAGTGGTCTTACTTCCTATATTTGTTTTTCCCGTGCCATAGTGCAATTCATATAATAGCAAACGCCTTACCCGTCATAGCGTTTTTATCCGGTCATTCCTGACGGGAAACGTGTACACCTTCTCGCCGTTATATGAATAGGGAGATGTACCCTATCTTACCTATGGTGTCTCACTTTAGTGGTTAGGCTCCGCAAATATAATCTTGCCACTGCATCAACGTTACTACGGGAACGGGCATATTCAAAACTGTTTTCATAATTTGATCACAGCTCCTTTCTGCCAAATGTGGCAAGATTATTATAACACAAATATTAATATTTTGTCAAAAAAAGAGTCCGATAATAACGGACTCTCACAGAATGAAAGGAAAAAATAATAGATGAACAATTTCGACTTATACGTCGGAGTGAAACTTATTTTTTAGACATCATCTTACAAATGTATTTGACTTTTTTATTTGAAAGCTTAGGGGATTTACATAACAAATATGTAATTAAAACTTTCACAATATTAAATAGTACAAGTACAATTACGGACATTGAGTCTATTGTTAATGATAAATTAACAGTCATTTTACCCTCCTTTCATAAGATTTTTATGATTGGAAAATTGTTTGTCCGATTGGACATAGAATATTAAATTTTCCTAATGCAAAAAAGTATCACGGTGCATCAGTCCATAATGTGATACCAAGATTATTATAACACAAATATTAATTTTGTCAATATTTAACTCTGGTATTATGCCAGAGTTCATATGCACCTCCTTGGTGGCTTGACGGGTTCGATTCCTGTAGGGTGCTTTAATTTTAAGAAAAATCTCTGTGTAAACGGAGAATAAATTATTAGGTCGGTCTGTTTGACTGGTAAAGAGAATTATAGGTAATTCCTATCTCTGCCTTGTCAGTGTAATGAATAGTCGGGTATATTCCGGCTGCGCTGGCAATGGAGAGGATCATGTCGTGAGACAGCAATTAATCCTCTCCTTTTACTTAATATTTTAAAGTAAAGGGAGGATTAAACATGAAAAATGAAAAAAATTGGTACAGATGTACCACAAGAGATGAAATGGTTAGATTGGTTACTGACGGATTTGATTATACGAACTTTCGAAAAGATAAGTTTAATAACGGTGACAATACTTACTATTTTGAAAGAACCAGCGAATTAGAAAATTATTTGGCGTCTACTGCAAGAGTATAGAAGAAAGAGGTGTTAATGGATAATAATTTAGAGATTTTCAGAAATGAAGAATTTGGTGAAATAAGAACTGCTATTATTGACAATGAACCCTATTTTGTCGGTAAAGATGTAGCAGAATTATTAGGATATAGCAATCCCCAGAAAGCAATTAGAGACCATGTGGATAATGAAGATAAAACGCTGAACGAATTGTTCACCGTTAATGGAACAATGGGAATACTTATCAATGAAAGCGGACTTTACAGTCTTATCCTTTCAAGCAAGCTGCCCAATGCTAAAAAATTTAAACATTGGGTAACGAGTGAGGTATTGCCGTCAATCCGCAAACATGGAGCCTATATGACGGAACAAGTTATTGAAGAAGCATTAAGGTCGCCGGATTTCTTAATTCAATTAGCTACTCAATTAAAAAGTGAACAAGAAGCAAGAAAATTAGCTGAACAGAAATGTAAAGAGCAAGAACTTGAAATTGCTCACAAGCAAGAGGTCATTAATGGTTTTACAGATGAAAATGACATTTACAAAAAGAAAGATGTTATCAATAGAATATGTAAGCGAAGAAGCGGCAATTATGCCAATAGGTACCGTGAATTGTATAGATGTTTCAGGGAAAACTTTCATATTGATTTAGAAGCAAGATGCGAAGGATATAATATGAAACAAAATAGAAAGAAAGATGAATTGTCTGTAATAAAATATGCAGAGAAATTTGGATATATTGATGATTTGTATTCCTGTTGTGTTAAGTTATATGAGGCTGAAATAGACGAAGTATTAGATCAGATAAATTCGATACATAGTAATAGATATAACGGAGAAGCAGTGTAATATTGTTTCTTTTGTTCTCTATATGGAGAATATATAAATATAGCTTATAGTTAGCTTTGCAGCTAATTATATAGGTAAAGAATGGGACAAGTCGGAGTAGCTACCGGCTTGAGTAGAGTTTATTACCTTACCCCTCTCTCCCATTCTTTTTTTATTGGTATTGGGTAAGGCGAAAGGGTAAAGGTGAAATTATGAAAGAATGGTTAGTTTATGCCCATATCAATAAGATTAACGGGAAAATATATGTTGGAATTACATCGCAATCAGCTCAATTAAGATGGGGATTAAATGGAAACGGGTATAAGACTTCACCTAAGTTTTGGAAAGCCATTAAAAAATATGGATGGGATAATTTCGAACATGAAATTATTGCAGAACATTTAATCGAAGACGAAGCGAAAAATTTTGAAAAGGCTCTTATTAAATATGGAAATTTACAGAATGATCAATATGGATATAACATGACCATTGGCGGTGATGGTGTGGTTGGAATGAAAGTATCCGATGAAACAAAAGAAAAATTAAGACAAGCGTATTATAATATGCCAATAGAATCTAAAGAAAAATTAATTGCCGCCGCAAAAGCAAGAAAGGGTACAAAATTGCCCGAACAACAAAAGGAGAATATTAGACAGAGTTGTATGGGGAAAGGTGTTAAAGCAATTGCACAATATGATCGCAATGGTGTTTTTATTAAACAGTGGGATTCTATAACAGAAGCGTCTAATGCAACTGGTATACAACTTGGTGATATTTCATCATGTTGCAATGGGAAAAAAGGAACAGCAGGTGATTATCAATGGAGATTTTTTACAGGGGATCAAAATAATATAAATCCTTATGTAATAGATATGTCTCGGCATAAAGTTATTCAGTACGATGATAATGGAGTTATTTTACACATTTGGAATTCGTTAAAAGAAATAAAAGAAACTTTGCATTGTAATACAAATAATATTCCATCTGTGTGTAATGGTATAAGGAATAAAGCCAATGGTTATAAATGGAAATATTATGTAGAAGAAGCGATTTAATAATATTATATTGCTTCTTTTTTATTTTTTTTGAAAAGGAAGTGAGAAGATGGATGGAAAAATTGCTAACAGAACCAATGAAGTAACAGATGAACAGTGGCTTGAAGTAAATGAGTTTAATCGCAATATGGTTGAAGACTATCTTAATAATCAAACACATCTCTCTGAGAAAAGTTTGATAGCTTATCGCAGTGCGTTAAGGATATTTTTTGTGTGGGTAAAGTCTAACCTTAATAATAAAAACTGTATTGAAATTAAGAAAAAAGAATTTTTGCGCTATATGAATTGGTTAGCAAATAGAGGATTTTCTGAAGCAGGAATAAAATTCAAGAAATCATCTGTTAGTGCGTTTAATAAATTCATTGAAAATTTTTATGAAGATGAGTATCCTTCGTTCCATAATTATGTCACTTCGGAGATGCAAGTTCCCAAAACAGGTAAGGTTTTTGAGAAAGAGCCCTTATCTCCTGATGAGATAGATAATCTGTGTAAGGTACTTGAAGAAAGACAGGAATGGCTGAAACTTGCGTATGTAAAATTCACATATTCGACAGGCTGCCGTCGCGCCGAATCGAGGCAACTTCTTAAAGAAGTAGTCAATTATGAACCAAAAAGAAAAATGGTGACTATTATTGACGAGAATGGAAAAGAGCAAGAAGTCGAATCACTATCATATAAAACCCACGAGATACGCTGTAAAGGACGGAGTAAAGCTGGCAAAATTAGACGCCTTCAATTTGGGCAAGATGTTATGGATGCGTTAAAGAAATGGCTTTCAGAGCGTGGCGAAGATGATTGCCCTTATGTTTTCGTAACAAAAACAAAAAACGGTAAAGTCCATCAAATTAGCGAAGGGACTTTTAATGAGTGGTGTATTGGTGAATTTTCTGAAATCGTTGGGCGCAGAACAACGCCTCATAATTTTAGGCGGAGCCGGGCGACGAACTTGGTTTGTTATGACCACAGAGCATTGGAAACGGCTCAAAAACTTTTGGGGCATGAAAGTAGCGAAACTACCCAGATTTATGTTATCAGAGAAGATTCTGAGGATGCCGATGAGGCTTTTATCTAAAATAGTTCTAAATACCCCATTAACAAAAACAGAGAATAAATATACGTACACCCCAAGCTCACCCTTATTCCCCACCTCGTAAAAATCACGAAAGGAGTTGATTATAATGTTAGTTTTAAAAATGTCGGAAGATAGAAATTTAATGATTACAAAAAGAGGCAACTCCTATCAGGATGAGAATAACGCTGAAAACATTAAAATTATCTTACCAAAAATATTGAACGAAGTAGATTTAAAAAACTGTGATGTTTATTTGTGCTTTGCCAACCAGAATGGTATTGGAGATACAATAAAAATAACCGATGGTCTTGTTGAATATAAAGAAAACTATTACGTAACCTACGTTCCTATAGCTCAGACCTTTACTTATGTACCGGGTACAATTCAGATGTGGGTAAAAATTTTATATACACCGTTAAACATGAATGCCAAATCAAACGAAGTTACATATACCATTAAAGCACATAGAGATGTTGAGGGTAATATACCTGAATATCAAATGTCTATTATAGATGACTTGGTTACGAAAATGGACGAGACTTCAGATAAGGTAGATGAGATAGATGATTATGTAAGTGAATTACAAAAAGGTGTGGTATTATTGGCTCATCCGAGTGAGGGCGGTAATAATGGTTAAAATGAAATTAAAAGGAGAATATATTGATGAACGCAGTTGTTCCTATTTTACTAAAGAGAAGTGATTCCAAAGATTTGATAGTATTTTCGGATGAAACATTAGAAACGATTAAAGAGATTGTAGCTGTCTTAAAGAAGAACCATTGCACAATCTCTCAGTCGAACGAAATATTTCAGATTATTATAACAAAAATGTTGGATAATATGGATATAACAGATATCTTTGAGGATATTGACCAAACAAACAAAGCCGATGCATAAAACACCGGCTCGTTACAAGGAGGAAAATAATTTTTCATTTAAGAATATTTTCCAGTGTGGAACTATGAAGTATGTTCCTTGGTTGGGAAGTGCATACCAAGTCCCTGTATATAGTTATTGCTAAGCTATTCCCAAATAGGCTTTATACCGAAACAAAAAGCATTATTCCTCTTATATATAACAATACCGTAGCTGGTAGCTACGGATATTATTTTTTTATCCTTTCGATCCTTGTGTCGTTTTACTTTTTTAAAGAACGAGCACTTAATTTCAATACCTTCAAAGATAGAAAGTTTTACATAAAAGTCTTTCACGCGATGGCTTCGTATGTAGAAAAATATGCTTAATAATATCAGAAAAGATATGGCAATGAAGAATATAGTGATTGCCAATTATTACTCCTTTCTTTTTGGCACGAGGTCAAAAAATAGACGCATAAGAGGAATTGATACCTCCTTGCTCGACATTTTCAAAAGATAACCGCAATACGTTGCTACGATTATAATGTCGAGTAAGGATATTTTATCATATTTTTTAGGATTTTTCAAGAATGAAAGAGAATAAGTATATGACCACTCCGGTTGGCGGCTTTGGTTTCTTCGATGGAACAGTGGTTGATTTGGAAATAGACAAAGAACTGAGAAAGTCATGAGTCTCGGTATGTGGTTTTCTAATCCGCCACTTCTTTGTCTATTATTTTTATTTTGGATTAGGGAAAGGATTAGGCGAAAATAAAATTTGTTAATTTACAAGAGTTAGTCGTATAGATAGCTCTTTTTTTATTTGGAACGAAAGGAGGTCGTAGGCTTGGCGACAGTAAAAAAAATAGAACAGCCGGAAAAGCTTACGGCTGCTCAGGCAAGACAAAGGGTCGTAGAGTTACAAGAGGTTATAGATAAATACAATACATACGGCTACTGCTATATGTGTGACAAGCATAAGGATAAGAGTAAATTTTATACAAGCACGGATCCTATGATTACCTCGGGGATTACACCAATTTGTAAAGAATGTGCAAGAAAAATTGCTCTACGAGTCGATAAAAACGGTGATGAACATACTCCTACAAAAGAGTCTTGTCAACTTGCATTAAAATATTTAAACAAGCCGTTTATTAATGTGGTTTGGGATGCAAGCATTCAAGAATCTGAGTCTTTAATTGCAGGAAAAACAAAATCAAATGTTTGGATGGCTTATATAAAAAATATTGCTATGGTTAATTATATTGGACTTACCTATTTTGATAGTGATTTTTATAAAATTCCTGTTATATACGATGATGAGAAAACTCCTGAAAATCAAATTGGCGATCAAGAAATACTTGACACATTTGAACAAAATAAAAAAGATGCAATTCGTCTTTTGGGATATGATCCATTTGAAAAAGAATGTATATCAGATAAACCGTTCCTTTATTCAAATCTTATTGGGTATCTTGATGCATCAGAAGATGCTAACGATGACAGAATGAGAACCTCTTCTATAATCGAAATTGTTAAAGGATTTAATCATATAGAAAAATTAAACGATGTTATAGCGTCTATGATTTCTGACGTAAAAAACATTGAAAGAAATGTTGCGACAATACGAAGTCTTGAGGATACAAAAACCAAAATAACAAACTCTGTTCTTAATTTAGCTAAAGATAATGGTATTAGTTTGAAACATTCTGTGAATTCGTCCAAGGGTGAAAATACATGGACAGGAAAAGTTCGCAAGATGAAGGAAATGAATTTACGTGAGGCGGAAGTAAATTTGTATAATGCTGAGTATTCAGAGGGATTGAGACAAGTTGCTGAAATAAGTGATGCGGCAATAGTTAAGCAAATTCGTTTAGACGAAAACGATTATAATGATATGATAATTCAACAAAGAGATTTAATAAATAAATATAAGAAAATCGCAGATGAATTTGAAGAAAAAGCAAGAATATTGCTCCGAGAAAATTATGACTTAAAAACTTTGTTGAAAACAAATGGAATTGAATTTGAGGTGAATGCGAATGGTCAAAACTGAATCGGGGATAATTATTCCACATGACTATCAAATTTATGTAAAACCTACGGAGTTGGAAATTTCACAGCGCAAGTTAGAGAATTATTTAAAGCTTGCCGAAATTAAGCAATGGGGTGTTCATAATCCAACAAAATTCATGGCTCAATTCCTTGGTGTTGAACTACTTGATAGTCAAGAATATACTTTTGTTATGTCATGGTTAAAACCGTATGTTCTTTGGCTTGAATCGCGTAACGCTGGTAAAACGACTTTGCTTGCATTGATGGCGATGCTGCGCGGGCTTTTGCTGAACAACTACCGTATTTACATTTGTTCAGGTACGGCTGACCAGTCCCAAGAAACTTTTAAGAAAATAGAAGATATTGCATTAAAAAATATTGAGTCAATGACAGGATTAACAGATGTTTTTAAGAATGAGGTAGAAGTTTCTCAAGCAAACTCAAATGGATTTATACATAACCCAATGGGCTTTACCTATCGTCTGTACAATGGTAGTTTTGTAAAAACCCTTAACTCAAATATTAATGCCAAGCGTGGCAAACGAGCGGAGGCAGTCTATTTTGATGAGGGAGGTTGGCTTTCTGAGGAAGAATTTAATGTCATTGGTGCTTTTACTACGCAAAATGCAGATTTTAAACTTGGTGGCGATATTGATGTTTCTACATTACCTAAAGATATCCCCCATCAGTTGCTTTATGCGAGCTCTGCTTCCAGTATAGATACTGCGTTTTATAATAAATATAGAGATTTCTCTAAGAAGATGATATTAGGAGATCCACGTTATTTTGTAGCAGACATCAATTGTGACATTGTTATAAATGCGACATTTAAAGGCAAGGTTTATCCCGCCTCGTTACTTAATAGGGAAACTATTGAAAATGAAATTAGAAACAATCCAGAAAAAGCAAACCGTGAATATTATAATAGATTCACTCAAGACGGAAACATCAATCAAATTATAAAACGGGCATTAATTGTGCGCAATTCATATAATCGTCCCCCGGTACTATGTAATGACACTAACGAACGAAAATTCGTTTTTGCTTGGGATCCGGCGAGGAACACTGATAATTCAATACTTGGAATTGGCGAATTAAAGTACAACGAAGATGATGGTTATACCATGGATATAGTTAATGTTGTATCCTTTTCAGATCTTGGATTACGTAGAAAGACACCTATGATGACACAAGAGCAAATAAAAGAGATACATAAGTTGTTATTAGATTATAATGGTGACGCATTAGATTATGATAATATTGAAATGGTATTAGCCGATGCAGGTAGTGGTGGAGGTGGAAACTCTTGGGTTAGAGATAATCTTATTGAAGATTGGAAAGATAAAAAAGGAAAGGTTCATAGAGGATTATTAGATAGAAATTATACAGAAGGAGATGTTTATAAAAAAAGATTTCCTAACGCTATAGAAAAATTAAAACTTGTTGAACCAGCAAAATATAAATCTGAAATGTATGAATCTTTGATAAAAATGATTGAGGCTGATAAAATTCATTTTACTGAAAGATATGATAATAAAGGTTATTTAAATATCTTAGAAGTGAATGAACAATTAATGAAAGATTCCGAAGAAAAAATCCGAGCAGAGTTGGATACAATGGATTTAGACATTAATGAATATGAAGAAATTCTTGAAGAACGTTTATCTGAAATAGAAGCGGCGAAAACAACAACCTACAAACTTTCTCAAGATGAAGAAGTAGCCTTAACTCAAATTGATGTAATGAAAGAGGAAATTGTAAATATTTGCAGAGTAAAACGAGAGGGCAGTAAAGATGCTTTTAGACTTCCCGCACATAAAGACGCTGATACAGGTAATTCTGAAGCAACAATGCATGATGACCGCGCATATGTATTGGCAATGTTGGGTTGGTTTTTGTCTGAAAAACGAATGGAACATATTCGTAATAAAAAAAGAGAAAAAACCGACACCCAATCTCTTATTTCCAAACTCCCCATAAAACAACCAAAACGATTTTCAATGTTCAACTAACTCACAATAACACACAAAAACACAAAACTAAATAAAGGAGGTGTGCTATATGGCACAAACAAAAAAAGCGGTGCCCGGTGCGCCTACAAACAGTCCGCGTAAGACAGCGGCTGAAATAAAAGAATTTCAAAAAGAAGAACGGCGCAAGGAACTATATGCTAAAGCAAAAGAAGCAATACAGCGCCAAGATATAACAAAAACACAAACACGTAGTTATACCATATATAATAAAGAAAATCTTCGTACATACATGAAAAACCCTATGTCAAACGAAAGCCGTTTAAGGAACTTTAGCAGATTTCTTTATAGAGTTTCCCAACCGTATAGAAGATTAGTAAATCATATGGCACAGCAAATAGATTTAACTGCGCTAATGATTTCTCCTAATATAGATATAACACAAGATAATGATAAAGAAAGCGTATTAAAAAATTATTATGATACCTGTGTGCAGGTAGATAAAATGAAATTACATTCAGAGATATATAAACTCCTTATGACGGCATGGATTGAAGACTCTGCTTACGGATATATATACGAAGATGATACGGGCTTCTTTATATATCCATTAGATGGAGATTATTGTAAAATATCAAGTACGAATATGGATGGTTCGATGAACTTTGCTTATGATTTTTCTTATTTTCGTAACAGACAAGAGTTGCTTGAATATTGGGATCCGGAGTTTCAAGAAAAATACAATATTTTTGTTGGTGACTCAAAACAACGCTGGCAAGAACTTGACCCCGAAAGAACCATATGTTTAAAAATCGGAATTGAAGACCCTACCTTATCACTAAGCCCCCTATCAGGTCTCTGGGAGCAGCTGATTGATTTGATAGATACACTTTCAATAGCAACTATTAAAAATGAGTTGTCAATATATAAACTTCTTGTCGCTCGTCTTGAGCATATGTCCGGTAGTGATGACCCCGATGATTTTGAAATCACTGTTGATTTTGCTTTAGATTATTTTAATAAAATGTCAGATTCGTTACCGCCTGAAGTTGCGGCTGCGATTTCTCCAATGCCAATTGATACAATAGAGTTTGACAAAAATGCGACAGATGATACTAATATGGTTGCAAAATCAATGAGCAATTTATTTAAGCTTTCTGGTTCAAGTATGGTACTTAATGACGAACATACAGGGGCAACAATTTATCGTGCTCAGATTATTGCGGACATGATGACGGGGATTAAACCTTTATTAGGGGAAATTGAAGTATGGATAAATCGCTATTTGTCTTATTCTATTTCGGATCATGGGATAGTGAAATACATAGAAACTTCTCCTTGGATGAAGAGTGAGAAAAAAAATGAATTTCTTCAATCTGCTCAATATGGTATCCCCGTTAAAATGGCAGTAGGAGCGTTGGATGGTCTTAGTCCGTTAGAAATGTTAAGAATGCAATATCTCGAAAATGATGTACTTGCGGTACAGGATAATTGGATACCATTAAACAGTAGTTATACTCAGTCGGGTAAAGAAGATACTACAAAATCTGTAACGGATTTGGGAGACGAAGGCGATTCTACGAGAGAATCCGAAAAAAATAAAATGTAACAAAACAAAGAAAGGGTGATTAAAATGTCATACTGGATACAAGAAGCCGGCGGACAAGCTGATGGTCGAAATCCCGATTATCGACTTTTTTATGCCACCAAAACAACAGATATAGATAATCTCCCTCACATAAAAAGTAACGGTATTGAACAAAAAAATGATAGCGTTGCTCATTTAAAATGCGGAGCAGGTTCGGCGTGTCTTTGTCTTGAAACGAGTGATATTTATATTTTAGACAAAGAAACCGACACTTGGCAAAAGGTGTGAGGTGACATATGGGAATATCTATAGAAACTCTTGCACTTGCAAGAAAATACGCAAATACAATATCAAAAGATCGTTCAGTTAATCAAGAGTTTTTAGACGGTTTTGTAGTTAATGGAACGACTGAAGAATTGTGTAAAAGTATCGAAGAGAATGAATACGTAAGAACGGGTCATTCGTTTATGGGCGGTGTAACTCTTACGGATATGCCGTTTAAGGGTAATGCCGAGTGTAAAATAGATGTTATCAAAAATAGTTTTGGTAATACAATTATTGCCCTTGAGCTTATTTCTGCGAATATCGCTCCGTATCGTTGGTACGGATTATATTGGCATGAGTTTGAAGGTTGGGCGCCATTAATAACAGAGGATTATTTAAGAGAAAATTTTTCCTCTCTTATGACCGAAGAGGTTATTATGAATGACAAGGGTGAAGTAGAAATAGTCGAAGTCTCTCCTACCCTTTCAATTAATTTCGACACCATGAAATTAGAAGCTGATAATGACGCTTTCTATATGGACAGTAATGGATATTTAAATGTAAAGGGGTGATTTAATGGCTGTTTTAGGAAAAGTTGCAATGACCGCAAAAGGCGAATGGAGTAATACTGTTACTTATGAAAAATTAGATTTGGTTATACAAACAGAAGCTACTCAGGCATCGTTATATATAGCTACTGATAATATTACAGCAGGTACAGCGTTGAGTAATTCAAAATGGCAGAAGCTTTACACTGTAAAAAATGGTACAAACGGAACCAATGGCACAAACGGTACTCCGGGCGCTAAAGGTGACAAGGGCGACAAAGGAGAACCCGGTGAAAAGGGAGATAAGGGTGAGACAGGCGCAAAAGGAGCAGATGGCAAATATATAACTGCTATTGCTTTAACAAAAGATGAAACCGGTGCTATTACTGGTGGAACTGCCACAATGAGTGATGAAACGACGGTTACTATTACTGTTTCGTGATTAAACAAAGGAGTGAATGGAAAGTCAACTACCACAGACCTAAAGGTCTATGGCTTGAAAAAGCCATTGGTTGACTAGCCTAAGTCTTAATTGACTACATTACTTACGAATATATATAGTTACCTACAGGCGTAATACCTAACTTGTAGCTCTAAGGTCAGTGATTAAACAGTTCTGTGTGGTAGGAACAGTGTTGCTGATGCAAAACCGTAAGATAATATTGGCGAAGGTATTTTAACCGCACTTCGGTGCGAGTAATTAAATCCAGAATGGATTTGGAAAGGAGTATAGGTTCTATGGTTTATGTATTAAGTGTTGACGGGCGACCACTTATGCCAACGGAAAACCACGCTAAGGTTCGGATTCTCCTAAGGCAAAATAAAGCAGTAGTGTTAAAAAAATGTCCATTTACAATACAGTTATTATATGACTCTACGAGCTACACGCAAGAAGTCACTCTTGGTATAGATGCGGGTTCTAAGCACATAGGGGTGTCTGCAACTACAAAAACAAAAGAACTCTATGCTTCAGATGTAACATTGAGAAATGATGTCGTAGATTTGTTATCTATGCGCAGACAGAATCGCAGAGTTAGACGGAGCAGAAAAACACGCTATAGAAAAACAAGATTTTCAAACAGAGTTTCATCAAAGAAGACGGGCTGGCTTGCTCCTAGCATCAGAAATAAGATACAAGCTCATTTAACTGTGGTGGATAATGTCTGCAAAATACTTCCGATAAGTAATATGATTGTTGAAACAGCTAGCTTTGACATTCAGAAAATTAAGAATCCTGATATAAGTGGCTCTGGATATCAGCAAGGAACACAGCTGGACTTTTGGAATGTGCGAGAATATGTGTTATTTAGAGACGGTCATACTTGTCAGTGTTGCAAAGGCAAGTCAAAAGACAAGATACTTAATGTGCATCATATCGAATCAAGACGCACAGGCGGAAATGCTCCCAATAATCTTATTACATTATGTGAAACATGTCATATTGGCTACCATAAAGGAACTGTAAAATTGCCTAAAACCATACATAGAGGTATGAGTTTTAGAGATGCTAGTTTTATGGGAATTATGAGATGGTTTTTCTATAATGAGTTAAAAACTAAATATGTCAATGTATCACAGACTTACGGGTATATAACTAAAGCTGTTCGTATAGCAAATAATTTACCCAAAGACCACTACATAGACGCTAGATGTATAAGCGAACATCCACTGGCGAAACCTTTGGACGCCGTTTATTATCAGAAAAAGGTTAGATGCCATAACAGACAAATACATAAAAGTACAATTCTTAAAGGCGGTGTTAGAAAAAGAAATTCTGCTGATTATACAGTAAAAGGTTTCAGGTTGTTTGACAAAGTGAAATATAAAAATAAGGAATATTTCATTTTTGGCAGAAGAAATAGTGGATTTTTTGACATAAGGACATTAGATGGAATCAAAGTTAATAATGGCAGTATTAGTTATAAAAAATTGAAATTAATAGAAAAGAGAAAAAATTATTTGATAGAAAGGAGAACGGTTGTTCCTCCACACATCTAAAGATATGTGGTTTCTACAACCGATTTTTATTATGAATTATAATTTTATAAAAACAACAGATGTTGAAACTGCTAATGAATTAAGAAATTCCGGCTTGCAAGAGATTGACTCTGGCGAGGTTGGCGTTTATATGTTTTTAAATCGCAAAGAAATGCAGTTTTCATCTGATGTAGATAGTGCAAAGATTAGATATACTAATAAACTTTGTATATAACCACTCCCCTATTCTGAGTGGTTTTTAATTTTCTTGGAAAGGAGGAGTAATAAAATAATGTCAAAAACAATTAAAAAAATTTTAACAGAAGACGATCTTTTAAAATTTTGCCAAGAACAGAATTTTGCAAATTTTAATTCTAAGGATACCGGCTATCAATTGGCATTGAAGGTACCTACTACTTTCGAAGTAGATGATACCGTTGATGACAATCATCGGGGTATGATTAGACTTAAAATACGTATTTTTCATACGGGGCTAAATAGAAACAAAAGTTTTGTGTCGAAAGAGTCTGCTGAAAAAGCGATGAATACCATAGCAGATAGACCATTACTCGCAGCAATACATCAACTTGATGACGGCAGCTGGGATTTCGAGGGACATGAAATGGAAGTTGTAACTGACAAAGATGGTAATGAAGAACTTCATTACATCGAGTCTCAAGTTGGTTCGTTTTCATCTGAACCTGCATTTTGGGAGCATGATAATGAACTGGATAAAGACTTTGTTTGTGCTTATGCATACATAGCTACTGAATATACTAAAGCGGCAGAAATACTAAAAGCAAAACAGGGCTCAAAAAATAGTTGTGAGCTTTTCATTGATAACCTTGCTTATAACTCTAAGGAAAAATATCTTGAATTACTTGATTTTTATGTAAACGCTTCGACTTTGCTCGGTAGCAGAGATGATGGAACAGAAATTCAAGAGGGAATGCAGGGTTCTTGTGCTGTTATTGAAGATTTTTCTGTTAAAAACAACTCAATTAAATTTGATAAAGATTCTAAAATGATTGAACTCTTAGAAAGCCTTAATAAAACGCTTTCTAATTTCAATAAAAATAATACTCAACAGAAAGGAGGAAATTCAGTGAATAAAGAATTATTTGAAAACCTTTTAGCTAAATACAATAAAACAGCAGAAGATATTACATTTGAATATGAAAATCTTTCTGATGAAGATTTAACTGCAAAATTTGCAGAAATGTTTGATGAAGGAGCTGGTTCTAATTCTGACCCCGACCCTGATACAGGTTCGACAGATGACAACGCTGGTGCAGATAGTGGTAGCGAAGGTGACGGGGACGGTGAACAAGACCCCAAAGACCCCACCGATGGCGACGATGATCCCGAGGATAAACATGAAGACCCTGATGATGTCCCGCCCGCTAATCAAAAAAAGACTTATACTATTGAATTTGATGGTGTTACAAGAACATTTGAACTGTCATGTAATGAGAAAATTATAGCTTTACAGGAACTTGTCAATGCTACTTATTCTGATGCGGATAATACGTGGTATGGCGTTAAGGTATATGACAAATATTTAATTATGCAGGATTATTGGTATGATAAATATTATAAGCAAACATATACACAAGAAGGCGACGAGTTTACACTTACCGGTGATAGAGTTGAGGTTTTTGTAAACTTCCTTACAAAAGAAGAGGAAGAAAATCTCGCTGATATGCGAGCAAATTATTCAGAACTTGTTCAGTATAAAACAGATACCGAAAATGCAAGATTACATTCTGAAAGAGAAGCCGTTCTTTCTGATGAGAAATATTCTGTTCTTTGTCAGAAAAATGATAAGGGCGAATTTATAAATGAGGCTTATGCTAAGCTTTATTCCGAAATGGATAATTACTCAGTAGAGGAATTAACGAAAGAACTTAAAGCAGTATTCTGTGATTATGTAACATCTGTTGGAGAATATTCAGCAAATGATACTGAACACAAAAATTCTAAGAAGATTTCTTTTGGTGCGTTACATACAAAGCCTAAGAAGAGATATGGTCATTTATTTGACAAAGATTAATTAAATACAAAACAATCTTTGAGCCTACAAGGCTCTTTTTTATTATTTTATTTTTAAGGAGGAATTGAATTATGGCGATTAAATACGCAGTTGATAAGCATGTTGTGTGCCATCCGGGTAATCTTATTGCTCAGAATTATGGACGTCACATAGCAAGTGTAAACATCACCACTGATACAGATAACGGTTATATTTGCAAAGTTGGTGATATGGAAGGTCTTGATAATTATAAAATGGAAGCCGCTACGGCAATTGACGCTTATGTAGCAATGCAGGGTGCAGATGGATTGTGGCTTGTAGTTGTTAACGAGGTTAAGGATGCGAGAACAGCGCTTCTGTATTCCGAACCCTTGATAAATGAAGAATCGCCTCGTGCTCTTACACTTGAGGCTAACTTCTACAACGATCCCGCTGATGGTCCGGTAAGAGCTTATTTGTTAGATTCTCTTGACAGATTTTGGCTTTCAGCTGATGGCTTTGAGGGAACACCTGTAAAAGGTGCTAAGATTACAAAAATTCAAAACGGTAAGCCCGTTATTGCGTAATTGAAAGGAGGTATTAAAGTTATGAATATAAGATTTTCTACACAACATTTGGCAGATGTATTCGCCGAAGAAGGCAAATACGAAAACTTTAAACAGCTTACATATGATTTGAACCACGGCAATGACATCTATGAGTATGACGAGGACGGTAATCAGAGAAAAATTTCAAAGAAAGAAGCTAATAGAGCTGTTCGCAAGATACTTATGGAGGTTTGTGACCTTACAGAGGAAGATGTTAAATCAAGCAAGAGACGTAAGCGTGCAATTGAAGCTCATCACAACGAACTTTTTGAGTTAATTGAGTCTGATATAGATTTTAAGGTTGAAACAGGACTTCAGGAGTCAGAGTGGTTTAATGACTTCGTGGATAGAAGAAATATTGCTCTTGGCGACGATGAAGAATATTGGACAAGAGAAAATATAATGTTTGTTGTTGCTGAAATTACAAGAGGTACGCATGACCTTACACTTCAGCACCTCAATGAAGGTACATCGACAAAGCTTCACACAAAGAAGTATGGTGTTAAAATCGGTAAGGATGTTGATCTTATCATGACAAACCGAGTAGATTATACAGAACTCACAGATAAGATTGCCAAAGCTTTCAATTATAAGATACAGGAACTTTGCTTCACTGGTATTTATGGCGCTTCTGCAAAGCTTCCGAATAACACTCAGTTTGTAAAGACGGGTGCACTCGCAGCCGCAACAAAAGAGTCTTTTGACACTCTTCTCGAAGATGTAGGTACTGCAAACAGAGCAGAGGTTGTTATAATGGGAACCAGAACAGCCCTCAAGAAACTTAACGCTCTTGCAGATGTAGATTGGAGAAGTTTTTCGCAGAGAGAGTCGGTTGCTAATACGGGTCGTCTTGGCAATTACGAGGGTACTGAGCTTATTGAAATCCCGCAGAGATTTGCTCTTAATGACGTAACAAAGAAACTCATCCCGAATGATGAACTTCTTATCTTTGCAAAGAATCAGGAGAAGTTTGTATGGTTCACCGATAAGGGCGAAACAGAAATTACTGAAGAAGGTCAGGAAAAGGGAGACCTTGCGGATGATTCAAGAACATACGAAGTACAGCGTGAGATGGCTGTTGCTGTCAATCTGCCGAGATACTTTGGTGTTTGGAAATTTAACTAATATATTATATAGGATGGAAAGCAGGTTCATTTTGGACTTGCTTTCTTTTCCAAGGAGAGAAAGGAAAGAAACATATGGCATATAAGAAAAATACGACTGTTACAGATGAACAGTCTATGGTCGAAAAAGCAGAAAAGAAGAAAAAGTTTAATCCGGAAGATTTAATACCTTGTTTATCTATTACACCGGGAGAAATGTTTGTAATGGGACAGAAATCTAAAAATCTGTATACATTTGCAAATATAGATGATGTTGTTGAAATAGAGTTCAGAGATTTGGACTATGCGGCAAGAACCAAAGAAGCAATGATGTTTAAACCTCGCTATATCGTACAGGACAAAGATTTTATAGCTTTGCACCCTGTGTTAGATGAGATATACTCAGCGCTAAATTCAGTTCAGGATTTGCAGAATATTTTAACGCTTACCCCCGACAAGATGAAAAAGGCTATAATATCCCTCCCCGAAGGTGCAAAAGATTCTATTAAAACTATAGCTACAACTATGGTTGACAATGGAACCTTGGATAGTATACGTAGAGTTAAGATTTTGGATGAAATCTTTGACACCGAAATGCTTGCAAGACTTACTTCTGCTGAATAAAAAGGAGGGCTTATGATCTCCTACGAAACAGTGTTCTCACGAGCACGAAATAAATATTATGACCCAAAAGAATGGTCTTTAAATTCTGATGATTTACTTGAAATAAATGTAGAAAGGTTGCATTCTGCTTTTGGAGATATTAGAATTTCCAAATTGTTCTCATCTATAACATTAGATGATGAGATGCAACAGATAGATTTTTCATTGAGATATCCTACTAATGATTTTTCAGATAACGAATTTGTTATTGAACTTCTTGCCTTGTCATTTGTAATTGAGTGGTTAAGACCTCAAGTGGTTTCTGTAAAGAATACGGCACAAATGATAGGCGGCAAAGAAGAAAAGAAGGTCTTAGATAACCACAAAGATATGATTGAGCGCTTGGATAATTTAGAAAATAAGCGTTATAAAATCATACGTGACCGTGGTTATATGTATAACTCATATATTGGCGGTGAGTGATATGGAACATCTGTACGGTAAATTTTCAGAAGAACAAATTATAGAAACAGCACAAAAAATGCACAGTGAAGTGCATAAGTTGCTTTTATATAAAGACCCAAAGATTTTCGACCGAGTATTTAACTCTGATGAGGATTTTGAAATTTATTTTTCCAATCTTCTTTTTAGATTTAGTGGTTTGAATACATTATTGGGTAATCCAGAAACAATGGTAAGGCTTTTGTCTGTGCTGCAAGCGGCATACAACGAAGCCTTTAGTGATACATTTAACTATAAAAAATTTCGCAGAGCTATTTTAGACGCACACTCACTTATCAAATTTATATTTGAGGAGGATGAGGTATGCCGAGTTTAGATACTGTAAGACGAATGACTGCTACTAAATATAATGGCGCAAAAACACTTGGACAAATCCGCAAGGAAGAGTCTGACTTTATTGCGGAAGAAACATGGAGTGATGATGTCCAAAGCAGGATTTGCTACATATATGATTACAAGCATGATGATCAGCCTACTTTGAATGTTGGTATGACGTATGAGAATACAACTAAGACAAAAATTGATGCTAAGTTCATTGTATCTAAATATGGTTCAATAGATAAAGATCAAGTTGAATATCATCTTCAGTTTAAACCATCACAGCCTGTATTTTTTAATCCGGGTGATGAGCTATATTACTACGAAACTGATTACAGACAAAAATATGGTGTTTCTACTTTCCCGGTAGGTCTATTTTGTGATATTCCAGATGATAATGGGTCTTATCATAAATGGCTTATCTGTGCCAAAGAAATAGCAAATCAATTTGTTAAATACTACATTCTTCCTTGCAACTACTATTATCAGTGGATAATAAAAGAAAAGGAAAAGCGTATTAAATGCCAAATGTGGGGTGTAGATAGGCAACAGTTAAGTTATGATGCGGGTTCGTGGCGTGACTATAACTTTGAAACAGGAAATAATGTTGAAAAGATATTACTTCCACTAAATTCTGTAACAGAAAATATCTATTATACAGATGATAATGAAAATATGAGAATTATCATAAGTGCCAGAGTAAAACACCCGATGGTATGGAGAGTTACAAAAGTAGAGTCTACAAAACCACAAGGATTATTATCTATTACGGTGAAGCAGGATATGTTTAACCCTCACACGGATTATATAAATCTTGAAACGGGGGAAATGTACGCTGACTATTATGATACAAAGATTGAACCTATTGATTCTGATACTACCATTCCCTCCCCTGTTTCTGCAAGAGGTGAAATAACTGCATCGACCGCTGATATTAAAGTTGGCGGAAGCTATAAGCTTTTGACTATTAACATTTATAATGAAAACGGCGCTGATGTAACAGAACAATATGCGGATAAAGATTTTCAATGGACAGGTTTTGTATTGGATAATGATGTTGCTGATAAAATAATTTGGGGTACTCGTCCTAAATTCAATCAGATTAAAATCAAATTCCTTAATGATAAGTCATATTTAGATGAAGTTTTAAAAGTTAAATGTATTGTAGACGGTATTGAAAGTACCGTTTCATTTAATATTGTAAATTAAGAAAGGAGTGTATTATGAGCGAAGTAACATATGATTTTTCTACAAAAAAAGAAATGTTGTCTAAGTTAAGAGCTTATACTGAAACTCCTGATGATGACAATATTAGAATAAAAGAAAAGATTAAAAATAGATTGCTGAGAAGCCCCGAACTTCTCTATGCCCTGCACAATAAAGAATTAGAGGGCGAACTTTTTGACTCAAACGGAAATTTAACTCCCGATGGCGAATGGGATAGATATTTTGGTAAATCCAGTAATATCCGTCCTTTTTTATTTTTCCCCGAAGTTCAGACTGAGGTCTCAAATTATATAGGCTACAAGGTTGATTGTGATAGCGAGCCTAAATATAATGACTCGGAAAAATATTGTGAAATCACATTTGTTATATTTGTAAATGGTGACGACAGTATTGATGCCTCTACCGGTATTTCCCGTCATGATTTAATCGCCAGTATTTTAAGAGAAATATTTCAAAAGAGTAATATTTTTGGATTGGAGTGCACTTTAACAGAAAATAAAGAGGGCACTACCGACACAAGATTTCTTACAAGAACGCTTGTATTCCAAACTACTCTTCCCAATAACCTTGTCAGAACAGTTAATGGTCGAACGGGTTATATAAATATGTATAGGTGAGTATATGGATAAAAATTATACTGCGCTCCAGTTATATTTTAGAGAACCCATACACATAACTGACAATATTACTTTAATTCAGCCGACCATTGGTGATTTTATTAAATATGGTGAAAAGGATATTTATGGTTCTATTGCGCCGTTTATATCTAACCCCACAACCTATCGTCTACAGCTTTGGGATGCGGGTAAGGATTGGAATAAGGTAACGGACTATCAATTATTTCTCTATTTGTATAGTGATTTAATCTCAAAACAAAACTTTGTGTTTAAGGATTTAGAATGGAAAAGTTTAATTCCTTATCAAGATAAAGATGAAAATGTAATTTTTTTAAATAGTCAAAATGAATTGGTTTTCAATGAAGAAATTTTCAATGCTACATCTGAATGTCTTCGTGATATGTTCAATCAACACCCTAAAGTAGAAAAAGCTAAGGGTAGAACTACAAAAGAATGGATTATCGAAGACGAACGAATAAAGCAAATGGCAGAAAAAAAGAAACAAAATGAAAATGAAGATAGTATATTGTTACCATTAATATCGGGACTGGTAAACCATCCGGGATTCAAATATAAAATAGATGAGTTAAAGGATATAGGCATCTATGCCTTTATGGATAGCGTACAGCGCATACAAGTGTATGAAAACAGCAATGCTCTGCTTTCGGGAATGTATACGGGTATGTTAGACACTTCAAAAATAGACACAAAAACAGAACTAAACTGGTTTAGACCGCTATCAAAATAGTCTAAATCAGTTTTTTATTTTATTATTTTTTTTTAAGGAGGAAACAATTATGAGTTTCAAATTAGGTGATTTTATCATTGACAAGATTCTGATGGGTGTTGCTGAAGATTTTGACGGTAATCTCCTGTATGTTTTGACACAGCTCCAAGAAGGTAAGATTGATATAACTGCTGATAGCAAAGAAAAGAATGATAAGGACGGAAACCTTATCAAAAAGTTCTGGCAGGCAAAGAAAGGTACATTCGATGCTCAGAATGCTATGCTTAATATTGATATTCTTGAAGCTACATCGGGTTCAAAGAGAGAAGTTGCAACTGCTTCCGCAAAAGTTCCCATGCCGAAGATTATAAAGGTTAAGGCTGGCAGCACTGTTACGCTGAAGGGTGCCGTTGAGGGTACTGTCAAGGTTAATGCAATCGGCGCTAATGGCGTAATGGGCAAGGCTTATGAGAAGGGTACCTCTGCAAGTGCAACAGAATTTGGTCTTACAGCCGAAGGAGTTCTCACACCTCCGACCGATGAAAACGAAACAATGTATATTGTTAAGTATCAGAGAGACGTTGAGAGCGGTATAGCTATAAAGAACAGAGCGGACAAGTTCCCGAAAACTACTCGTCTGACACTTAAGGCACTTGGTGTTGATCCCTGTAAGCCTGATACACTTCGTGCTTGCTACATAGTATTACCGTCGTTCCAAGTATCACCGGAAGTAAGCATTGACCTTCAGACAGACAGCACTTTTGAATATAAGGGTGACTTACAGATAGATTACTGTAGCGAAGATAAAGTCCTTTATGAAGTATACTGGGCCGAAGAAGATGAGGAAGAGGATGAATAATCCTCTCCTCTCCTATCGTGAGGTGTTATGATGAAAAAAAATAACAGAAAATGTATTGTATGCGGTAAATTATATACATATTGTCCGCATTGTGGTGCAGACGCAACTAAGCCGGCTTGGTATGCTGAATTCCACGATGAAAACTGTAGAGAGATTTTCCACATCGTTTCGGAATATTTAGCAAACGAAATAACAAAGGATGAAGCACAAAGACGTATTCAGAAATGTGATTTATCACAGAAGAAGACTTTTAAAGCTTCTATTAGCAGAGAATTGGATACAATTATTGCTTCTGAAAAGAAAGAATTTAGTCCGGTTTATACAGATGTAAAAAAGAAATTCAAAAATAGAGATGTTGAATAGTAATTAATTTTTAAGGGGGTACACTTACTATTCAGCGGGTGTACCCCCTTGTTTTTTTTGTGAAAGGATTGAACGGAGAAAAATGAAAATGAAAACGAATTTAAGACCTCGTGATTATCATACAAACGAAGTGTGTCGTATCATAGACCCGAAACAACAGAGATTGTATATAAAGCACGGGGTTTTTCCTATAGATATATATACCAGTATTGACGCCAAAACTGAAGCGGATATTGTTGTTATGATATTTTTAAAAGAAGAAACGAAAGATTTATATTCTGCTTGGTGCAACTATGAATTGGGGTGACGTTATTGGTAGTTAAAACATTAGATAGATATGTGATTGTCACAATGGATAATCCTACAATGTATTACAAGCGATTAACAAGTGGAGAACATTCGTTCGTAGAAAATATTGAATATGCTACAAATTTCTTATCAAGAAAAACCGCAAATATGTATAAGAATTTTTTCTATGAAGATACAAAATTAATAGATAAGGAATTGCTTATTATTCCGTTAAAAATCAATTATGAATTAGTGGAGGAAAATTATGACTGATAGAATTTATCTTGATAACGCAGCGACAAAGCCCTTATCCCCCAAAGTAAAAGATTATATTATTAGTATTTTAGATGATTTTGGAAACCCTTCTTCTTTATATGATGAAGGTGTGCGGGCGAGATATTTAATTAACCAAGCAAGAAGTGCCGTTGCTACATTTATTAATGCTCCCAATGAAACTAATATTTTATTTGCTCCATCCGGTTCGGCTTCGAATATAATTGCTATAAATTATGCCTTATCTTATGAGATGAGAAAGAAATATGAAATTTTCTACTCCCCCATTGCTCATAAATCTATATTAAAGGCGTTGCATGGAAAATATGTAAATAAGCTTTTTGTAGATAAGGACGGAGTTATAAGAACTGAAAATCTTGAAGATAGATTTGAAAATGTATTACAAAGAACGGGCAAGCGACCATTTGTAATTATAGATTATGCAAATTCTGAGATTGGAACAATTCAGCCTGTTAAAGAAATAATTGAAATCGTACATAAGGCAGGTGGAATAATTTATTTGGATTGTACCGCTTCTATTTCTACTGTACCATTAAACGTACAGTGCTTAGATGTAGATATGATTGGTTTTTCAGGCCATAAGCTTGGAGCGCTAAAAGGTACAGGAGTATTGTATAAAAAGGATAGTATCATACTCTCCCCTCTTGTTTTTGGAACGCAGGAGCAAGGTATTATAGGCGGAACAGAAAACGTCTTAGGTATTGCTTCATTAGGAAAAGCAATTCAAGATTATGATTATTCCGAGCATGATTGTGTTAAAGAAAGAAATTATTTATTGCAAAAAATTAACACCATAGAAGATACATATATAATAGGTAGAAACTCTGACAGATTGGTGAATAATTTGTATGTATGTTTTAAGGGTGTCTCAAGTGAAGCGCTAATGTTATATTTGAATGATAGAAGAATTTCAGTGTCAACAGGTACAGCTTGTAATAGTGGTGAGCCTACCCCATCTTCTACCTTGGTTGAAATTGGTATCCCGGATGAGGATTTACATAGCTGTATTCGCATAACGTTAAGTGGTAAGGAAACATATGATAGATTGGATTATGTGTTTCAAATGATAAAACAGGGTGTGAGGAGTTTAAGATTATTGAAATGAAACAATGTAAATTATTGAGTTTAGATACTTCAAGCTCTTGTTCTGGGTGGAGTATCTTTTTAAATGGAGAATATAGTAGTAGCGGTGTATTTAATTTGAAAAAAATTAAGTCATCTGATGAACGTTTTAAGCAAATGTGTACCATATTATTATATACGCTTAATACCGAACAGCCTGATATCGTGGGTATTGAAATGACCGTTGTAACCCGTAATGCAGCGGCGCAACGATTACTTACTATGATTTTAGGTGTTGTGTACGGATGGTGTGTTGTACATAATGTTGAATTTATAATGCTTCGTCCTACCGAGTGGAGAGCTTTAATCTCTTCAGAGAAAAAAGGTAGAAAGCGTGATGAGTTGAAAAAGTGGAGTATAGATAAGGTTAAAACACTTTTTGGTAAAGATGTTTCTGATGATGAAGCGGACGCTATATTAATCGGACAGGCTATTATTAATAAAAGATGTAGATAGAAAGGATTTATAAAACTATGAACGAAGAAACAAAGAAAATAAAATTAAAGATGTTTATTGCTTGCTATAGCAAACAGGTAAATGATTCGCTAAAAGTAAAATATTTGGAGAATAATCTTAAGGTGGTCGGATATGTTCCTTATGAACAGAAGTTGACTTTTGCGCAGCGAATTGTTGATTTTAGTTGTTACAGAAACGAAGGAACCGAGGAAGAACCTCGAATAGTATTTCACGTAGATACTCCTATGAGGGAATTTTTATTTCAGAGAAGTTTAATCGAATTGTATACTAATCTCGAAATTGACAACGACGCTTTTCTGGAACATTATAATGCTCTTAAGAAATTGGGAGTGATGGATTATATTTTAACTACCATTCCGGAAAGTGAAATAATTGCTTTTCACGACATAGTAGATATGGTTTTTTCAGATGAGATGACAAATAATTATGAAATTCATGGCTACATTAAGAACCAAGTCAGCAGAATTATTGATGTTGGTAGTATACTGTTGGAGCCTGTTCTCGAAAAGGTTTCTCAGAAAATAGATGGTCTAGACAAGAAAGATGCCGAACGTTTAATGAAGAGACTGGAAAAGGCTATTGCTAAAAGCAAGGAGTTTGTTAGCGGAGGAAACGAGTAATGGACAGATGTGAAACACTGTTTCGGACGAGGTGATTGGATTGCGTAGTTTTTATGAGTTGGAATGTACAAATTTTGAAGAATGGAAAATTCATATGCAAAATGTTCTAAAAGAAAGAGGAGACGTTGATGAACGTACCCTCTTACATAAGATTAATGATTTTCCATTTGAATTTGAACTTGTTAAAACGAAACGTGCCCCTTTCTTATTTGTTTGGTATACCCTTTTAGAAAGTTTGGAGTTTCTATTGAAGAAACTTCGCCGCACGAAGAACACTTGAAAGAATACTTCGCTTTTCTAAATACGTCTTTACTTTTTAAAACAGAGGTGGTTAGAAATTCCATCAGCTAAAGCTAATGGGATGAATAGTGGAGAATAATTATATATGAGTAATAATTGGAGATCTAAAAATAGGCATAAATTATTATATATCACCTTATTTTACAGACGGATATTTTATTTGCAGTGTCGGAAATGTCAGTGAGAAGCAGTTGTGAAAATATATAGAAAATCAAGGTTTAAACAGAGAATATATAAATGAAAGGAAGTGATTATAGATGGCTATCATAGAAAAAACAGAAATTAGTATTATAAATGATTTATATTGGAACAAAGAAATGTCTGCCGAAGACATTGCAAAAATGTATGATTGTCATTGTATGACCGTTTTAAGATTTATGAAAAATAATAATATACCTATTCGTAACACCAAAGAAAGAACAAATACAAGTCGGTATAAACAAAAAATATCTACAACATCTTCTGAAAGATGGTTAGACGATGACTATAAAAACAATCAAATTTCTAAAAGAAAAGGAAAACCATCTGGTGCTTCTGGAAAAACATGGACTGTAACAACAGGCAGAATTTATGATGTTAAAAGAGAAAAGAATCCTATGTGGCGAGGTGGAAAGACTGAATTGGGTGTTCTGATTCGCACATCTGATAAATATAAAGAATGGCGAAAGAAAGTATTTGAAAGAGATAATTATACTTGTCAATCTTGTGGAAGAATAAGTAAAATTGGCGATAAAGTTATATTAGAGTGTCATCATAAAATACCATTATCTGTTTTGCTAGAAGAAAATAATATTAAAAATATGAATGATGCTATAGATAGTAAATGTATATTTGATGTTGAAAATGGATTGACTTTATGTAAGGAATGTCATAAAAAGACTGATTCTTATGGAGTAAATAAAAAATATGTCTCTATATAAATCTTATAAATATCGCTTATATCCAAATAAAGAACAACAAGAATATTTTGCAAAATGTTTTGGATGTGTACGATTCATCTATAATCGCATGCTTTCGGATAAGATTGATTATTATAACCAAACAAAACAGAAACTTAATAATACACCTGCTCAATATAAGAAAGAATTTGAGTGGTTAAAAGAAGTTGATTCTCTTGCATTAGCGAATGCACAAATGAATCTACAAGCCGCATATAATAATTTCTTCAAAAGACCAGAAGTAGGATTTCCAAAATTTAAGAGTAAGAAAAATCATAACAATTCTTATACTACTAACAATCAAGGTGGAAATATTTATGTGTCTGACAGATATATAAAACTTCCCAAAATTGGCCTGGTTAGAGTTAAGAAGCATAGAGATTTTACCGGATTGATTAAATCAGTGACGGTTTCACAAAATCCTTCTGGTAAATATTATGTTTCTATTTTGGTAAATCAAGATGACAAAGAAAAATTGCCTATCAGCGTTAGTGAAATAGGCATCGACCTTGGCATTAAAGAGTTTTGTATTACTTCTGATGGCGAGATGGTTGAAAATCCTAAGTTTCTTAGAAAGTCTGAAAAAAGATTGAAAAAATTACAAAAGGATTTATCTCGCTGTGTAAAAGGAAGCAAGAATAGAAATAAATGTAGAGTTAAAGTAGCAAAACAATATGAAAAGATTACAAATCAAAGAAAAGATTTTTTACATAAATTGTCTACAAGGATTATTTGTGAAAACCAAACGATAGTTCTTGAAAGCTTAAAAGTAAAGAATATGATGAGTAATCATAAATTAGCAAAATCAATCGCAGATGTATCTTGGAGTGAATTTGTGAGGCAGTTAGATTATAAGGCTAAATGGTATGGACGAGAAGTTATAAAAGTTGACACTTGGTTCCCATCGAGTCAAATATGTTCTAATTGTGGTTGCAAAGATGGGAAGAAGGCATTATCTGTAAGAGAATGGACTTGTCCTGTTTGCGGAGTTCATCATGAAAGAGATATAAATGCTGCTATAAATATTCTCAATGAAGGTTTGAGAATGAGAACGGCAGGAACTGCCGGGATAGCCTAAGCAAACTTGTGCGGTTACGCATATTGATTAGGAAGCCCAACGAGCTTTAGCTCGTGGGTAGTTCACGCATTTCAATTATTTCATTATTTTATAAAATAGATAATGTATTAATGTTATCCGGGATTTCTTTTATTTTATTAACTGCTTTCACAATTATTGCTTCGATGATATATTCTACAAAGTGGTTTAAAAAAATATTAGTGAAATTTTTCTACAAAACACCTTATAATGACATATGGCATGATATATTAGATCTTCACAATGGGTCTAATATAAAGGTGTATTTCAAAAACAGTCAAATTGGTATAATTGGGCATCACAAAGTCCATGAGGAGAATGGAGATAATTCTTGGTTCGCTATTTCTGCCCCGATTAAGTTTGATATAGAAACTAACGAAGTAATCGAAGACGAAAATCAATATAATGAAGACTTCGTTGCAACCTTCAAACTCAGTGAAGTTGAACATATAGAGATATTTTAAAGAACTGGTTAAGCTGGTTCTTTTTTTATACAAAATTTTACAACACAGAGCCTTGTAGTAACAGGCTCTTTTTATATCCCAAGAAAGGAGGAAATATGGCAAAAAAAATTAATACCAAACAAGTCCAAGAAGATGCTTATAAAATTATGAAGGCATGGATGAAAAGTGAAGGTGGCACAGAAGTTAAAAATCGACTAAACAATGTTCATAAACAAATGTTTAGAGATGGTGTTACGGAGTGGTTTCATAAACTGCCTCGTTCACATGGTCTTAAAAATCCTGACGGCTATAAGAGTGTTATAGGTTCGGCTGAGTTCAAATGCAGTGCTAAGATGGATAAGCGAAATATTAGAAAGGCTAAAGATGTCCCTATTATTAAATTTACATCAACAGCATATCTGAGTCCTGCAAGATTTATGCGAGTAAATGGTAAACAAAGTAGGTTTGACAAAATCAATACCAGTCGCAGAGCTAAAGGTAGGAGTGAAATTACAGGTGATTATGTATTAAAACACATCGTAGTTGACCCCGCCTCCGGTATAGATAGTTCGGTAACGGAAGATAACGCGGGTGTTGTTGGTTTGCCAGCAAAGTTTAAATATCAAAATCCTCGATATTTAGGCAAAGGATTGGTAGACCACAAAAAGCGAGAGTTAAATAGTGATGGTACTCCTAAAAAAGGGTCTTATGAAAATCCATATTTTACAAAGGCAAGACAATCTTTAAGTAGATACCTTTTAGGAGAAGTGCGTAGAGAAGTATACAGTGACGGCAAAGCAGTTAACATTGTTCATTTTCGTGGATATTATAATCGAAATCAAAATAAATATAAATTTTAAAATAAGGATGGTGAATTAAATGGCATATCAAATACCTTTAGAAGCAATTGTAACAGGCAAAGACGTTGTAGCAAAAGTCGAGCAAATGATTAATACTGCTCAAAAAACAGCAGATAAACATCCTATTAAAATTGGCACTGGTAATCTTGACCCGAAGTATGTACAAAGCATTAATAAAGCAATCCAAGGAATAAAACCAATAGCAAGGAAAAATTTCTTTGGTGATTCTTATAATGAAGCTGAAAAGCTTATTGGACAAATTCAGAAAATTCAGGGGTTAACTGCAAAAGGTAAACAACCTAAGGTAATATCCAGTTATACTGCCAAGGGGATTTCTACTAAACAATTAACCTCTGCACAACAGAAGTTAGCCAAATTGACTTGGGATAATATCCCCCGTAATTTAGAAAAGCTTTCGGCTCCTGTTGAGTTGACCCCTAATGTAGGAAAGAATTTTAAAGCTACGGCTGAAGCAATGTTAGAGGGTGTTAAACTTGAAAAGGAAGTTGTTTTAAAGCCTGTTTTAGATGAGAGTGGGTTAAGTGCGCCTAAAACTAAAACACAAACCAAGGGCAATAAAAAAACAACCGAAACAAGCGGTGAAGCATCAGAAGTTGAACGTGTTGCCAAAGCTGTTGATACTTTAAAAAATGCACTTGACAAGAAAACTCAATCAATTGTAAAAGAAGAAAGACAAATGCGTGACTCTGCTTCAAAGGAAGTTAAGAGTGTGCTTGCTATAAAAAAAATCATAGACGAACTAAAAACGTCTATTGACTCTTTGTTAAGCGGACGAACTAATTCCTTCGATAAGATAATTGATAAGGCTAAACAACTATCTGGGGAATTAAAAGGTATATCTAATTTAAAAATTCCTAAAATTGATGTTGGAGTAATTAATACAGACTCTACCAAACAAGCCAAACAATCTACTACAAGACAATTAAAAAATCTTCTTGACATTTCAGAAAAAGGTGAAGGCTTAGAAAAGTTTGCAAAATCCTTGGATAACATTGCGCTTAATTTAATGTATATTAATGATTGTGTCAATGTTCCTAATGTTTTTAATGGGTTAAATATAAAAAAGGACACTCCAGATAAGCTCGCTGAATTAGCAATTGCTCTTGAAGAAATAAAAAAGAGTTTAGAGGGATTATCCGGTGATGGATTAAATTTCTTGAGTAATCTTAATGATATTACTAAACAAGCCGAGGCGCTTAGAAGCTTGGCGACTGTTTTTAAGGAAACTAAAGGAGCTACTAAAGTCCCCACTCCTCGAAAAACAAAAACTGATGAAGAAAAGGCACAAAACAAATTAAATAATCGTATCAATAAAATACAAAACTCATTCAATGGAGTAGATTATTCAAGTTTTAGTTCGGAATTCAGTAATAGTCAAATGGACACCTATCGTAGTCGAATTAGTACGGCAACGGATATATCTGATTTAGAAACTATTAGCAAAGAGCTTGATACAATTGAAAAAAAATTAACTCGTGTCAAAAAACTTAAAGGAGAGTTTGTTGCAAATGTAAACACTCCACAGTTAGCACAAAGTGCTTCTATGTCTGATGCAGTAGCAGAAGGTGGTAAGATTATATCGCAAACTACCCCAATAACTACATCAGATCCTAACATATCTCGTTGGATCATCCAGATAAAAACCGCAGAAGGAGAGGTAAGAACTCTTCAATATACTTATGATGAAGCACTTGGGAAAATGGCAAAGTCCACTACAAAAGTAACTTTAGCTACAAATGGGTTATCAGGAGTGTTTGGTAAGGTTCGAAAAAAGATAGGTGATATTGCAACATATTGGACGGCACAATATTTTAATCCCTATCAAATGATTAACTTGATACGTCAAGGGGTAAACATTGTTAAAGAATTAGACAGTGCTTTGTTGGATTTAAAGAAAACCAGTACAATGACCAATAGTGAATTGTCTGATTTTTATTTAGAGGCTAACGAATCTGCAAAAAAGCTTGGCGCTACAACCAAAGAGATAATTGAACAAGCCGCAGAATGGTCCAGACTTGGTTTCTCCGATAAAAAATCTGCTACGGAAATGGCTGAGAAGAGCGCAAAGTTTAAAGCTATCTCCCCCGGCATGTCTTTAGAGGATGCACAAAGTGGATTAGTTAGTACAATGAAAGCCTTTGATATTGGTGTTGACGATGTTGAGAGCAAAGTTATGGATAAAATCAATGTCCTGGGTAACAAATTTGTACTTAGCAACGATGACGTGGTTCAAGGTTTAAAACGTTCTTCAGCCGCAATGGCTGCAATGAACCAAAGTTTTGAAGATACTGCTGCTTTATTCACCGGCGGTCAGGAAATACTTCAAGATAGCGAGTCAATGGGTACGGCTCTTAGAACTTTATCCATGAGGATTAGAGGTAGACAGACATTGCCTCCGTATATAGTAATATATACGCTATGTGCCTAATAATTACATAGATGATAACTATATCGGTCAAAGGATGGAGACATCAGAGACCAAGGAAAGACTTATAATATATAATTTTTATAGACTTGCGAAAGTCTTTTTATTTGTAAAAATATATATTGCAAGAATCCTTAGAGACTGCGATAGTGTATGTGGTAACACATATACTTAAGTTATCTATCCTACTCTTTATATAAAAAAGATAAGAGGATATAATATACAGTCCATGCTCACACTATGATCTAAAAATGAAATGTGAGAGTTAGCCAGAAA